CAGCGGGTTTAAATTGGTTGGTTTCATATTTTGACGGGCTATAAGGTGTTACAAGTTGAATTGGTTTAACGTGTTGGTGGGGCTGGGGCATATCTTTTGCCGTATTCCTGCCTCATTATTATTTTAATTATTCTTTTCATGGCTTTAATGTTAATGGTTTATAATAGTCCCGCAATTGTGGCATTCGTATTGTAACCCATAACCCGTATGGCTTGCTCCTTGCGTCATTTGCGAACCGCATTTAGGACATAGCATTACTTTAAATATTTTAAATAGGATTCTCATAATTTTACATTTGTGCCAAGTTTAACAATAAGGTTTTCTAATGCGTTGCAAGTTTTACCAGCAATTTTATAATCAAGGTTATTTAGGTAATAGTCAAGGTCGGATATGTATTTTTTAAGGGATATAAGATCGTTTTTGTCCTCAATAACGATAAAGTCAAACAGGTTGCAAATAACACGTCCTGACCAGTCGCCAATACTATATCCGAATTTTGCGGGAGAGGAATTCCAATAGATTGAATTTACCATATTTGTAGCAGCTTCCTTTTTTTCGCATTTACTGTATGTAATAGCGTTACAAATTGAAACGGTATCTTTTTTAATTGCTAACACTAGCGTACCATTGTTGTTTTCAGCCGCTTCAATTTCGCTAAATAAACGGTCTTTTATTTGGGCTATATAATGTTTAAAAGTCATTTGTTACAGTTTTAGTAATTAATAATACAGTTATTTAAAAGTTACAATTTTAGTAATTAATCCCGGCGCATTAAAATAATTACAAGATCAGTAATTATAAACTTGGCGGGAATAATAAAAGTTTATCCTATTGGTACAATAACTAAGGGAAGCGGGTTCTCTGTTGGTGCGCGTTCTCCTTTACATTCTTGCGGGATTTGGGTTTCTCTCGGTTTCATTGTGACGGGTTTTTAAATTATATGCCAATATCGGCGGGATTAATGGTAAGTGATTGATTTAATTAAGGTTATAGTTAAGCGCTATCTCAAGCACTTCATGTAATGGGATTAATTTCATAGCTGACAGGTTTTTAAAACCCAGCGCCGAAGCGCCGGGAATAATGAATATTAAAGGGCTAAAAGGGTTTCAAATATATTAGTATCTGCGTTTTTTTGCTGTTCAAAGGTCTTTTTTAGTTTAGTGTGTAAAAGCTCATTCATAGCGTTATATACCAGCCACTTATTAGCTTCAGTTCCAAGCATTCGCGCTTCTTTCTGTACACCTTCAATTATTAATTTAGCGTTTAGGCTTGGGGCTGGGTTCTTTTCAGAGGCTTCAAATTTAAACAGTTTGGTCTTTTCAACGGCTAGTTTAACAAACCCTTGTAAATCGGTCACAGATTGTTCTGCTAATACCTCAAATTTGCGGGATAAAGTGTAAAATTCATTATCTATGAACTTCTGAGTTAACAGGCGTATTTCAGGCATAACGAATTCAACTACATTACCACGATGTTTAACGCCGAACCCGATATTAGTATTGGATACGTGTAAACCATTTGTACAAACCTCGCGGAAATATCCAAAATGTCCGCTTGTTTTGCAACTGCCATCATAAGAATTAACAAAGCGAAGCATTGGCCTGATTTTATCTAAATCACCTTTTACTTTAACGATAAAGCGCTCATCTTCTAGTATATAATCAACGGCAAAAGATCTGTTTTCCCGGTTAATAGAGCGGGTTACATAATGTATATCAGCTTTATTTAACGCCTCCTCAACTTTGGTAAAAAACAGTTCATTTGGTAAATGTCCGTAGCTATCGCTTACTACGTTAACTATTTGTCCCTCGCTGATTATTACCTTTTCCAAGCCTCGGCGGGAATTTAAGCCAGTAATTTGATATAGGTTTTTAACCTCAGATTGTACCAGTACATTATCTTGCTGTAATGGTTTGCTAAAATTTACGTTTTCTTTTTTCATGATTGACAGGTTTTATATTGGTTATTACTAAATTTCGTGGGGAATAAATTAAAGTCCAATTTCATAGGCTAAATTCATTTCACCATACATATATATAGGTTCATAATCTGCACCGCCTAAAAGGTCATTAGTATCAAAGAAATCACTAATAACCGCTATTTTTTCATCATGATACACTATTATAACAGGGCTTAAATCCCCTTGTGTTGGATGTTCAACTAGTTCAATTTCCTGACCTTCGCGATTAGTGAATTTCGTTAATACGGTAGGCTTTAATGCCATTAATTTAGTGTAGTTTAGCTTTTTCATAATTGACAGGTTTTAAATTGTTTTGCTTTATGTATAGTTTAACGCTAAGAGTAGTAAAAAGGTTACAAGAAAAGAGTAAATATTTTCTATTATTCCCGGCGAATTTAGATAAATATCTGTAAATCAGTGAGAATAAAATACATTAATTAGTTACAAAAAACTGTAACTTTTGCGGGAACAGAGAATAAATTACAATAATCTGTAACTCGTAACTTGGCGGGATCAATAGTAATATATATACTAAAAGCCTATTCTCTATACATATCATTCTGAACATATATAGAAAATTGCAATTTCGCGGGGACATATAATAATTGAAAATCTAAAACAACATTGCCTCTTATTATAGATATTCCCCTAAAACTAAATTAACACCAAACTCGCCGGGAACCATTATAATAATAACACTCTATAAAGATCACAATACCAAAAATAAACAAATTCAAAGTTTAAACCCTTAACAATTCCATCCTAAACACATAACCAGCACAAAACCCAAAACCCACAAAACAAATACAAGTGAATATCATACAAATTAAAGAAAACCGCACAGAATCCAATTTAAACGCACTTTAACACTAACCCAATACTAGACCATCAAAACAGCACAAGCGCGCCCTAATAGCCTAAAAACAGGCTTAAATTTAGTTGTTACAACATTTAATTAAACCTTTCGGCCTCTGCCCTTGATCTTAATTAGCTGGTATTCGATTATTTTAACCGCTTTTCCGGCTATCAGGAACTCACGTTTGCCATGCGTAGCGCTTGAATATGGTACGTTATGGGCATCACAAAGGGCGCTAAATGATGTATAAGCCTCCGATATTGGCTCATTATTGATTAATATGGTGTATATTCTCATAGATTAATTATAATTACTAGCAAATATAACAAGCTAATTACGGTATGTATGCATGACTTATTAACAGCCGTAAATCCTAAAAAGAGATTCCTTACAAGCTTGATCCTTAAAAGTCGATGGCCCCCGGTGCGAGGTTGTTACTTCCTAGTTTCATTTAGGGTTGTATGATATTCCCCCCGTATCCATACCCCCCTACCTTTTTTAGTAGTAACGAGTAGTTAATAACTTTGTTAAGAAAAAAATTATATAAAATTTTTTATCGGTAGAAATGAGTAGTAAATTTGAGGTATGAGAATTAAGATAGAAAGAGAGAGTGTTAAGGTGAGTACTGATAAGCTTGATAAGTTGCGGGCTTATAGTTCTGAATTTGGGAAGTTGGCGGACTTGTTGGATAGTGCTATTGATTTGAAGTTGGCGGAGTTGGTGGAATTGCAGAAACACCGGGAGTTTTTGAAGGGCAAGGAGATTAGTAGGGATAAGGGATTTGTGCTGATGTATGATTTATGTACGGTTCCCCGGAATATGAAGTTTGAGGATGTTTCAAAAAGGATCAAGGAAAAAGGGGAGTGTTTGTGGGACAGTAGACTTGGGGCTAGTGCGCCTTTTGTTTTTGATTTGGGCGGGGATAAGAATAGTTATTTGAAGGATATTAAGATTATAGATATTGCTGGGAATCCCGGCGAGTTTGGATTGGAATGACGACATACACATATATTAATGGAAATGGTGTTACTGCTACTTATGTAAGTGGGGAAGTGTATGTTGTGTATGAGTTTCCAAAGATAGGGGTATGGATGAAAGTGTTTTTGAATTAATTTATGGAAGAAAAGAATAATATGGTTCCCGGCGAGTTTGGAAACAATAAAACAATAACGCCAGATTTAACGGATTTACATTTAGAATTAATTAATATAATGGAAAATAAGCCCAAATTAACTAAATACGACTTGCGTATAGGAAATATGTTCAAGGAGGGAGTGGTATGTAAGGTGAGCGGAAGGACGGGGGCGAAGGTGGCGCTGCATGGGAAGTTGTTTTATAAGAAGGGGGAGCTAAAGCAGATCAATACTTACTTTATACATGAGCTTACCCCTATTCCCCTAACCCCTGAGATTTTAACAGAATGGTGTGGCTTTAAATCAGATGAAATTACTTTTTGGCACGAAAAGAGCGAATATTTACATTTAGGGAATTTTAAAAGGGGCTTATGTTTTATCTCGGCGGGGAAATTAGATATGCCCGTGTTGGAAATTAAGTATCTTCACGAATTACAGAATCTTTGGTATGTATTGAATAAATCTGAATTAGAGATAAAGGGATAGTTACAAAAAACTGTAATTTTTCCCGCCGAATGAAATTTGTTACAAAAAATTGAAATTTTTAAACCCAACTATATGAAAAGTAAAACAAAGAAAAAATCCCGTCGAATTCGGATTAAAAAAGAGGTTAAGGCAAATAAAATAATTTCCGACAAAGAGCCTTCCCAATTTTCCACATTTTTAACTAACTTTGAAATAGAGGCAAATAAGTCTATGTCTATTGGGCTGGACGTTAATAATGCTTTACATAATATAAAATGGAACGACCCTGAAGCAAAAGAGGAAAACGACCATAAATGGAGCGACGATTTAGTTGGTAAATTTTATACCGTTCTCGAAAAACTAAGAGAAGCTAACGCCTTACACGAAAAAAACTATTATAAACTTAATAAACTATTCTAATGAACATCGTAAAACTCCGCATGCCAGATTTAACCGGGCTTTCCGGGATGGAAATAACCCACATGGTTCAGGAAACAAAAGACGGATTCCCTTTTATGGTTCCGACCACCGCCGAACCTCCTTACCCTGTACACTTAGGGTTGATTAAAAAGTTCAAGGAACTATCGGTACACCTGTTAAATATATGTGATATTTGCCAAGACCCTAAACTGGAAATGGCTAAAGATTACGCGATAGTTGATACTGAAGTAACTGAGATCACTATGAACCCCGACCATTTTATATTGAAAGGTCACAGGAAAATGGGAGATAAGATTTTACCGCTAAAGACGTATAAAGTGGCGGCGGATGATTATTTACATTTCGCGGGGGTACAAGAAATTTTTAAAGGCATAAGGGAAGAAACAGAAGCTTATTGCGCCGGGAACCGACAAATCACTATTGATGAGTTAGGGGAGCGTTATATTAATAAACTGATTGCTAAAGGCAAAAAGGACGTTGAGGAGTTAGCTGAGTTCCAAGAAATGAGCGACGAGGACAAGAAGGAATATTGCCGTAAATACTTAATGGCAAACGGAGCGATTGATATTGTAATGCAGGATGAGGTAGATGTTCCAGTGGACACCCCTGTACTTGAGTTAAACCAGAAAACAGCTTAACAATGTTTGGGTATGTAGTAGCCGAATTGTTTAGTCCGTTTGTTTGGGTTATTATTATAGCCTTTATTGTAGGATTTAGTCTTGGCGCTTTAATATTTTAAATTATATGGAGCCTTTATTCCCCGCGAAAGTAGTTTTAACTGAACCCGACCATAAATACCATGATTCGGCGGGACAAGAATATATGTCGTTCTCATCGGTTTATGAGTTCGTTTGTGAGCGCTTTGATGCTAAAAAAATAGCTTATTTCGCCGGAGGAAAGAACGAGGAGGGCATGATAGCCAAACTCAATGAGTGGGATAAAAAAAGAGAAGTGGGGGTAAGATTAGATAAGGCACTGACGGAATATGCCAAAACAGGGAGAACTGATGAACAAGACCTATTAGATGCCGTAAAAACGATTTTAGGGACTTATGCGCCACACACGGCAGAGCAGGTAGTTGTGTATAACGAGCAATACAGAACCGCCGGGACAGCAGATAAGATAAGCTTTACCAGTAACCGAAAGGACAGCAAGTTCATTGTAAGTGATTTTAAATGTTACGAAAAGTTTGACTTGCACGAATCGCGGGGATGGTTAAAAGCTCCTTTTGAACATTTACCAAAGTCTAAGTTTATCCAGATAAGTTTCCAGTTGAGTTATTACGCATTCCATTTTGAGCAGTTGACCGGGAAAAAGTGTAACGGAATGTTTATTCATTTAATCGACCCCACTACAATCGGCGGGGAAATAAGAGAGCAAAAGATTCATGTGCCGTATCTTAAAAATGATATTCTTATACTTCTTGAAACCTTCAAAGACCAAATTAAAGAAAAGCTTAGTAATAAAAATGAATTTGTAATTTGATCCCGGCGAATTCAGAATTACAAAAAGTTGTAACAAAATAAACTTGGCGGGAAAAATTAATAAAAACTGTAACACAAATCGGCGGGATAAATGGACTGTGATAACTATAAATTAGTAAGCTTTATAATGTTCATGGTAATATGTATATTAATAGCCGTTAATTACAGCCAGTATAGAGAAATTAAATACTTACAAGAAAAAACCCGTCAGCTTAATAACCACGCCAATGAGCTATCTTTTTTACATCGACGAGAAGAACAACGCTATCTTACACAGAGATTGTGTTAGTTTATGTCCTGAATTATCTGTTTTAAGCGATCAGGAAGTTCTTTTTATTATTCTCGCATACGACCACCATTCTATTTTTCGTCAATTCCCAGAGGAAGATCGCATCCGCAGGGCAATGATTCATGTCTATAACGACAACAATCCAAAACTAATGCAGCGGGACGTTATTAAGAACGCGATAGAAGCCTATAAAAGCCTTCAGTACAATCCAAAAATAGAATTAGCCGCTAAGTACCAAAAGAAGATTGATTCACTATTAGAGAAGCTAGAATCTGACGATAATCCCACTTCCAACAAAAACACCTTAGTAGTAATTAACGACCTTCGTAAAAGCATACTGTCGCTTGAAGCAGAAATAGCCGAGGAAGTAGAGCAAGAAGGTGTTATTAAGGGCGGTAAAAGCTTAAGTTGGTTGGAAAAAATACAGCGCAACCAAAAGTATTATAAGTCTGTGATTGCTAAAAAATAATTTTATGCTTCACACAGGACTAATTTCTAACGCTCCTTATTATAAGGGAAAAGGATTCTGCGTAAATCCGGTTGTTAAATACGGGATTCCGGCGTGTGCTGATTCCCGCCGAAATAAAAAAGTAATTGGAACCGCAGATTACGAAAGATATTGGGAAGAACAACTCTATTATTGTAAAAACGGCTACCAAACCGGGGGGCTATGGGTTCCTGGGCGTTTTTACTATTACATGAATTTCAATAATATGTCTACCATTAACGGGGTTATTACGCCCGATATGGTGGATTTGCACTTGGAGTTGGCCTATTTGATAGAATACGCAAAGGCCAACGGTAAAAATATTATTTCCGCTAAGGGTCGCCGTAAGGGTATTTCTGAGTTTACCCATAAAGCCGTAATTGATTATGGATGGAGATTTAACTTTCCTTCCAGTAACGCACTGGCTGGCGCTTATCAAGGTGCGGTTGCGGCGGGACAGGATATATATGCTCAAGACTTTATGACCAAGTGGAGAGCGGGTGATGCGCTTGTAGTTCCAGAGTTCCGCGTGAAAAAGCTTTTGAATAACGATGATGAGGTAATTGGAGGATACGAGATACAAAATGAGGAAAGCGACTGGAACGAGGAAGGATCAAAGGCTAAAATTTATGTTCGTACTGCATTTAAAACCGGAAACATATTTAAGGGCTTGTATTTGAATGATGCGATAGCCGAGGAAGGGGGGGAGTTTATTAAATTAAAAGAATTTTACAGCGCCACCAAAGACTGTTTAATGGACGGCGATAAGCAAATTGGAACCTTCTTTTTTTACGGATGTGTTTGCGCCGGAACAAAGGTTTGGGACAATTACGGCAACCTTATTAATATTGAAGACTTAAAGCCAGAAAACGGGATAATAGGATTCAATCAGGAAAAAGGAGGATTCTCAAAAGAGGAGATTACATATTGGCAACCGCCCCACGAAAAAGAGTGTTATAAGATAACAACTAATACCGGAAGAATATTAGAGTGTAGTGACGACCATCCCATATTAAAAAGAATAAAAAGAAAAAACAGTCCGTCTTATAAGGGAGTTGAGTTTGTAGAAGCCCAAAACCTAAAAACAGGAGATAGAATAGCAACTATTGAGCAGGTTGATATTTGGAGCGAAAAAAGAATGTTTGAGCCGCGATTGACGGGATGGATTGTAGGTGATGGCTCTTATCATAATGCTATTTGGCTCATGAACGCCGACGAAGAAATGTATAATTATACTTCTTCTAAGTTCTATACAAGAGTTTATCACGAAGAACCAACAAAAGACGGACGAATTTTAAGGAAGTTTTTAGTTAATGGAGTTAATTTGAGAAACTCTTTTAGAGAAATGGAAATATTGGGCCAGACAAAGGACAGAAAAAGACTCCCAAAAAACATTCATTCTTATTGTAAAGAAGACGTTTGCGAATTTATAGGAGGGTATTTTGACGCTGATGGGTGCGCATATACCAATGACAAAACAAAAGAAACGTTTTTAAAACTAACTTCGGCCAATTACGAAATATTACACGAAACCAGACTAGTTTTACAAAAATTAGGCATTAGGTGTAATATTATGTTTGAAAAACCAAACTTTAATAACCCAAAAACAACTCGCAGACATTTCAATCTTATAATTAAAGACAAGACTAGTATAAATAGATTTAATGAAAATATAAAATTTAGCATTAAATACAAGCAAGACAACTTGGAGAGGGGTGTTAGAAACATAGAAGGTGTTAATCCAAGAAAAGCAAAATCGTTTAAGGGGCTTAGATTTGAAGAGGTGATTCTTGTTGAACCAATAGGGAAGAAGCCGGTTTATAATTTAACTGCCGGAACCACCAACACCTATGTTGCAAACGGAATAGTAACCCATAATACTGGCGGGAAAATTACTAAAGAGAGTAAGGATTTTAAGGAGATTTATTACAATCAAGACGCATTTAATTTTATTGAGTTCACCATATTAGCTCCACGATTCTATAAGCCCAATTATGGTGGTGCAACTCGCGGGGGACAAGATATATCAGAAATCCCTAATTTACTTAAAACACATAAGCCATTTGAATTAATAGGGGTTGAAGATACTCAAGAAGCAGAAAGGGCAATTAGGGAAAAAAGAGCCGAATTCCTAAAGAAAGGGCAATTAAAAGAATATAACGAAGACCGACAAAACAACCCTTTAAGCAAAGAGGATATATTTTTAAGTACAGCGGTTAACGAATTCGATATTAACAAGCTTAACGATCAGCTTTTTGCTATTGATAGCAACCCTCCAAAATATATTCGGTGTAAAATAGATTGGGAAACGGATGGCAGGGGCGAAATAAAACAGCCGTTGGCAACAAAACTAGTTCCATTACCACCCGAAGATGAGCGAAAGGACTTTGTTTTGGTTCACGTAGATTATTTCGCTCCAATAAAGACTTATTCTCACTTGTATTGCGCGGGGATTGACTCATACGACCAAGACACTTCAAGAACTTCTAAGTCTTTAGGGGCAATGTGTGTATTAATTCGCCGTAATAACATTCCGGGCGCACTCGAATTAGCGCCTATCGCCACAATTAGATGCAGACCGGAGAGAAAAGAGAAGTTTTACGAGCTTTGTTTGAAGCTTTCGGTTCATTATAATCTTGTAGAGTCTGTTTTAGTGGATGTGAGGTGTCCTTTGATTATTGAATATTTTAAACAGCGCGGATGCGAGAGATTTTTAGCGTACCGCCCAACCAAATTCGAGAAAGAGAACAGCGAACAAACCAACACTTACGGGGTTTCATTAAACATTAATAGCCGCCCTCAGATGGTTTCCATAATGCAGTCCGCAATATTCGATTTTGCTCAAAATATATGGTTTAGAACACTGATTGAGGAGCTTTTAAACTTTGATGATGTCGCTATTGGTTCCGATAACGACTTGGCCGATGCTTATGGTATAGCCTTAATGCAGGACGTAGCTAATACAGTGGCTCCTCAAGACAACAAAGACTTTAGTTTTAAAGAAATGTACGAACTTGGCGGGGAATTCAAGACAAATGAAAATGGAGATATTGTTCCCGCCGAATCTAACCCCTTTAAAGGAGAAGAACACGACCACCCGAATCTCTGGAACACCCTGTAAATAACTTTTGAACAATTATTAAATGTTATAACATATATTTGGGGTTAAATAACCACAAATTATGCCAAACGGAGTACTCCCCAGAGGGGACGTGCCTGAAAAGGACAAAACCCCTGAATGGTGCAGACAGCACTTAGAATACGCAGAAAACCTTCTTACGGGCTTAGATAACCAAAAAGCCAAAACAACACGCCTATACGACTCTTATAACGGTATAAAAGCCGCTGATAGCGTTAAATGGCTTACCTCGGTGTATGGTATAGAGAACCGCGCCAAGTTTATCGCGTATCGCGTGGGAAGAACTAAACTTTCTTTGTTGCAAGGGGAGTTTATTAAAAGACCTTTATCGGCCACGGTTCGCACTATTAATAAAGAAGCTCTATCTAACAAGATGGAGCATGAAATCTTTATGCTAGGCGCAATGCTGGCAAAAAAGGAATTAGAGGAGTTAAGAGATAAAGTAGGGGTTGACGTAATGAACGGCGCTCCTATCCCGGAATCGAAAGAAGACCCGCTATGGCAAAAAATGTCTTACAAGGACAAACAGGAAGATATAATGCAAATCATTATTGATGAGCAGATAAAGAACCTGAATCTTGTAAAGAAGTTCGGGGATATGTTTTTAGATGCTCTTATTACAGGAAAATGCTTTTGTAAGATTGAGATTGATGAGAAGGGGGATGTGGATATTATTCAAATTGATCCCCGCAATTTTATATACGAGGAAATTGATAAGGATGACTTTATTAAAAAGAGTCCTATTATTGGCGCAAGAACTACAATGCCTCTTTATGAGATATTGCGTAGATATGAATTGACCAAAGAACAGCGTGATTTATTAAACGCTATTCAGGCAAACCCTGATGGGTATATTTCAAGAAGCCGTAATATGCTTCGTAAGACAAGTTCGGGGGTGGTGGCGGATGTTATTCATATAGAATGGAAGGCTTCGCGTCCGCGTTACTACATGGTTTCTCCTAAGACCCCTAATCAACTGGCTTTTGATAGCGAGAACACCGAAATTACTAAAGAACTATTTGATTACGAAAAGCACCAAGAACATTATGATAATGGTCATACTAACGGTAAGTGGAGAATAGAGAGTAAATGGGAAGAAGATTTATGGGAAGCAACCAGAATCGGCGGGATCAAAGAACTTGATTTGAATATGCGCCGTAAACCTTTCCAGTTCAGAAGACATGATGCCCCCGCTTATATATTAGACTCATCCTACATGGGATGCTTGTTTAATACCGTTAATGGCACAAGGGTTCCCCTGCAACAGTATATTGAGAATTTAGACCAGCAGTTTGATATAGTAATGTATCAGATTTTGAAAGAACTTAACAGGGCTAAGGGTAAGATACTGGCATTCGATATGGCGGCGGCTCCAAAAGGAGTAACGGCCAAAAAGATTGTTTATGATGCCTTGAATGATGGTTTTGTTATGCTTAACACGGCAGCGGCGCACAACTTCTCAGGAAGAAACCTTGACCTTAAACAGCTTATTCAACAGGAAGATTTAGGATTAAGCGATTCGTTCCCAGCGCTTATACAATTAAAACAGGATATTCTTAATAATCTTGATCGTTTAACGGGGATTAACGAGTTCCGTGAGGGCGCTAGTCCGGCGAGTTCTACGGTGACAAACGCCCAGCAGTCAGTACAGAATAGCCGCACCATAACAGAGCCTATTTTCTTTATGATGCAGTTGTTTGTTGAAAGATGTATGCAAACCCTTGTAGAGGCTACTAAAGTATCATGGGCGTTCTATAAAACCCAAATGGGAGAACAAATACTTGGTACTGATAAGTATCAGTTTATGAAAGTTACCCCTGATTTAGGGTTGAGGGATTACGGAATTCATATAGAAGATGGCGGAAGATACGCGGAATTGAAGAATTATATGAATGGACTGATTCAGTATGGGCTAAACGGCAAGGATATAACAATGTTTGACGCACTGAAATTCTATATGGCTCCAACGTTTGTAGAAGCCGAACAAGCCTTTTATAATGCTGTAGAACGCACTCAAAAGGCCGCTCAGGAACAGATGGCCGCGCAACAACAGTTTGATGCTCAAATGCAACAGCAACAACTACAACAACAGCTACAAATAGCTCAAGAGGACAGAGAGGACCGACAGGCTGCGGATACTCAAAATATCATAACTAAGGGTCAGGTGCAAATGGAGGTTGATAATAATAAAGCACAAAACAAGACCATCGAATTACACCAAAAATCTCAGTCCGATTTATTAAATAACATCGAATAAAGTAAGTCCCCGCAAAATCGCGGGGATTTTAGCTAAGTATTTGATTGTTAATAAAGTTTTTAAAAGTAATAACATTAGATGTTATAACAACTATTATATTTGAACAATTAATAACCACAAATCATGTCAGAAACAATTACAGCGTCCCCTGAAACAGGGCAACCGAAGGTTGAAATAAACGCACAGGACAAAGTTCTTGATAGGCTTTCAAAAGACTTTGGGGAAACTGTTAAAACAATAGAAACCCCAAAAACTGAAAATCCTCAAACAACACCAACTACCGATCCTCCAAAACCAGAAGGAGAGAAAACCGAACCAGCCACAGAAGATTTAGAAGATTTAAAAACCAAAGCTAAAGAACTTGGTTTAGAAGAAACAGCTACCAAAGAAGAAATCGAGGCCGCTGAAAAAGCTAAAACCGATGCCGAATGGAGCTTAAACGATAAGGTTTTAACCCCGGAAGAAGAAAATGATGGTAGCTGGAAGGGAATGTTTGAAAGCTTTGGATTTGAAGTTCCCGCCGATTACGCAGAAGAAAAAGGATTTGAGTTGTTTCAAAACGCTCAAAAAGCTTTTATTGATGCTGAGATTAAAAAAGGGACAGAAGAAGCGAAATATGATCGCTATGCGGATGTTCCAGACGTGGCAAGACCAGAAGTTGAGATGGTCGTTGAATTAATGAAAGCAGGGCAGACTCTTGAACAAATTAATGCTCCTTTAATTGAAATAGCTCAATATGAGTCTATGAGTAAAGAAGAATTAGTTAGGAGTTATTTGTTGGCTAAAAACAACAATGATACAGAGGTGGTTGATTTATTAATGGAAGAATCTATTGGTAATGGCAAAATTGATATTTATCATAAAGCCGCTAAAATAGAACTCGAAAACATTAAAGGGTCGGTTAATTACCACCGACAACAACAAATTGAAACGTTTAAGAATAATCAGAAAGCCATTCAGGAACAAAGAACAGGAAAGGCGAATTTGGAACTAAAGGTTGCTTTGGACAGAGTACCAGAGTTTTTAGGGAAGAAATTGCCGGACAATGTTAAATCCCAACTGTTAGCGGAATTGCAGACAGAGGCATATAGGAATATGCCGGGAAGTCCAGAACAAAAGGTTGATTATTTCTTATACAATAAGTTTGGTAAAACAGCTATGAAGAACTTTCAGGACAGAGCGCTTGAAAAAGTAGTTATTGAGAACAAACAAAAACAACACAACGTACCGCCTGTAACAAACGGTGTGGCAAATCGCATCGAGCCAAGCAGTACAAAATCAGTAGCAGAACAAAGATTGGAACAGCAGTTTGGATAAAAGAAATTAATAACCACACAAAAAACTAAATTATGGCAACAAACCCGCAAAACGCAGGTCAAATACAAATCAAACAAGGAAAGTGGTCGGCAGACACCTGTACCACACAAAATGACCTTATTATTAATCAGGCCACCAAACCTGTATATCGCAAAATGTTAGAGCGCCGTAACGGACGCTATCTAATGACCCTCTTAACTTCAGGAGCAATGGGGCCACTCGGATTCAACGATGTGGACACTAAAGTGCCCGTTGCTGATGGAATCAAAATTAAAGAAGCGCCCGGAATCGGAAATATCGCTTATCGTTGGGACGTATTAGGTCGCATCGAAAAGAAAGCAACCGTTGTATCTCAAGTAGGCGCATCAGGAGCTAATGGAGCTTTTACTCTTAAAATGTTGGATACTTATCTTTACAAAAATCAAGTAGTTCGTTTCCCTTCAGGTAAACGCGCTTTGGTTATGTCTCAAGGTACTGGTTCCAGTGCATCAGGATTTACTTACAATTTCCAGACCGTAGATGGTTCTGTGTTCAGTTTCACTACTGATGTAGGCTCTTACAAATCATGTTTCCCTGAATACACCGCTTATTCAGAAGGCTCATTGAAATCAGACAGCCGCGATAAGCATCCTGATACTTTCATGAACTTCATGACCATTCAGCGTAAAACAGTAGCCATTACAGGATCAGCACAATCTGATGTGTTATGGTATGAATATGCTGATGGTGAGAAGATTGGATGGATGTGGTGGAAAGTTAACGAAGCCCGCGCACAGTTCGCAATGGAAAACGAGCGTCAAAAGAAGTTCGGTATTTCTTCTATGAAGGGAACTAACGGTGCTTTATTGACTACTTCTAACCTAGGCAACGACCCTGAAACAGGATTGCCAATTATCACAGGTGATGGTTTCGAGGAGCAAGTATCAGCATCTAACGTGTTCGTAGGAACAGGAGTTAATGGTGAAGTAACCATTGATGACATGACCAACGGTATGACCACTATGGTTAAGAGTTCTAACCAAGTTAATGGTGTTACTTGGGTGTTCATTACCGGAACTGATGGTTTCGTGAACGCACAACAACAAATGATTAACCTTGCAGGTAACCAGAACGTACAGTTAATGCAAATGGTAACTCAAAGCAACGGAACTGGCGATCCTTCGGGAACACCTGTACCAATGGGTTATACTTTCTGTAAATTCACTTTCGCCGGGAATTCAGCATGGTTCATCATTGACCCAATGTTTGATGATACAGACCAATTCCCTGAAGTTGGTAACGATGGTAAGTCATTAATGAGTTCTACTTATTTCGCAATGGCTATCAACACTACTGATAAACCAACAATGGAAATTATCTGTAAAGAAGCCAACGGAATCAACCGTTCTCATGTAGAGGCTAAATACATCGGATTAACAGGTGAAAAAGGACTTGTTCAATCAGAAGTTGACGCAACTAAAGTAGCAATGCTGAAGGAAGATATGTTAGGTATCTATAACCCTTCATTATGCGCTGTTTTCTATAAAGCGTCTTAATAATCAAAAATGGGCGGGAAAAGTTAATAGTACCGCCCATTTATTTATAAACAATTAAAAATTAAAAACATGGAAGCAAAAGCAATCGCCGAAGGCGGTATTCCAACAACAAAATGCGGTCTTCCCGCGTATGTAGAGTACACTAACAAACATGGTGTAACTATCAAAGTGGCAAATTTCAAGAACCCCGATATTTGCCCAAATAAAGGCATTGTAAGATACGATGCTTGGAAAAAACAAGATTTTAGCAGGTTAAGGGATACACAATTTCAGTGTTCTGTTTCCCGCGATAAAGCCACCGAAATCCTTTACGGGATATTCAAAGGTTTTGACAATCAGGGTAATCCTCAATGGCAACATTTCCCTTTAGGAATGGTAAACGTATTTGATCGTTCTATTCCTAGCGAGGCTCAAAAAGCTTGTATTTTAGCTATTAGCCCAATGACGGTAGGTTCTCCTAACTATTACCCTAAAGTTGGGGTATTTATGCTTGTGGATGAAGAAAAAGCCGCTATGGATAAGATTCATAAGATCAGCACCGGAACAAGGGCTATCGAAATCGCTAAGGGATTGTATGGTGAGGAACTACTAACAATGTGTTGGAACATGGATATTAACACTTCTAATTCAAGTGTTGCTATGATGACAGCAGAGTTATTAGAGAGAACTCAAAACGATCCTGATAAATTCATCCGCGCATGGGAACATCCGAACAAGGACGCTATTAACGTTCTGAATAAGGCTGTTAATACTAACGTAGTGGAGTATGATTTTAGTAAAGGATACACTTATAATGGTGCGCCGCTGGGTCATAATTTTGACTTTACTGTTGAATTTTTGAAAAAGAATCAGGGAATCATGGCATCTATTAACGCTAAGGCTGTCGAAAGACAAGCCGAGACGATTAAGGCTATGGCCCCGGTAATTAAGGATTCATCTACGCCAAACAATGCCGAAGTAGAAGCATTACGGGCGGAATTGGCGAGACTTCAGAAAGAGAAGGATGATTTACTTAAAAATCAAATTGAAGGCACTAATGGCACAATTTTAAGCCCTTTAGAACAAGAACTAGAGGATTTAAAAGCTGAGGCTAAGAAGATCGGCGGGAACCTTGTAAAAGGACTGCATACTTTTAAGCCAAACGAAGCCAGTATAAACAAGCTTCGAGATAAAATAAAAGATGCTAAGAAGTAATAGAGTCCCCGCCAAGTGCGGGGATTTTTGTTTCATAAAGTTGTAACAAATTTTACTCGGCGGGAAAAATTACAGTTTTTTGTAACTGTTTATAATTAATTAAATGTTATAACATACAATATAGTATATTAGCGCAATGGCAAACGCATGGGTTAACAGAGAAAAAATTGATTCCTACTTAGACAGGTCTAGGAACGCCCGTTTTTCATTTTATCAATACGCAGTAGCTTTTAGAAAGGTACAGAATTGGTATTTCGATCAGTTTTGCCCGGATGAGAAGAAAGTAAGGGATGACCTATATACGCTTATTAAGTACGCCAATCCTGCAATCACCACCATAGGAACTCCGTCTTTAACGGATGATCTTACCATTAATCATATTAATTATCCCGTCGATTACCATTATTTTTCTACGCTCCTTAATTACATAGATGGTTCTTTGATTGAAACTAAACCCACTAACTATAATCAGCTTAGTAATCTTTTAAATGATGTAATGCGTAAACCAAGTAATGAGAGGTGTTATGTGTTGGAAGATTCAACAGGCTGGCGCATTTTCCGGGGATACGGTGGGGCTTACACTAATGAGTTAGTTTATCTTATTGCCCCATCTGAGTGGTCAATAGGAACCGAAACAGACCTTATTGATGCGGGGGCTACTGTGTTAACACTAGGAGTTAATTATACCTCTACCGCTGAATCAGAATCGGCGGGAATAAAATATGAGCCGGGAGAACAATTCTCAGCTACTTCTACCGCACTAACAACGGGTCAGGTTATTCCAACTTCTGTAATGGTTGATTCTAATTTCCCTGACAGCACACAAGACGAACTGTGTAGGCGCTGCGCTCTCCTGCTCCAAGGAAGCGTTAAAGATGCCTTTGGTGTTAATTTCACTTCGCAGGTCGGTCCTACCGATCAAAAATAAGCCGTGTTTAAATCTTGTTAAAACATTTAATGTTATCACATCTAATTTAATTTACTTTTGAGGTATTAATAACCACAAATTAAATTAAATTATGTCAAATCCACTATTACTCAACGCGGTTCAAGAATCGCAACTGTTCACGACTTCAGCAGCAAGTGACGTGCAGGTTTCAAAAGGGTATTTAAAGATTGGAGAAATGTCAAGGACTAAGTTGTCTTTGATTTCTGATTTCATTCAAGTAAAATATCGTGCTGAGACAGTTCAGGTAGTAACTATAACTACTTCGTCTATTACCCCAGCAGGTAATACTTATTACACAATCGAATTCGGGGACACAAACCGTTCTCGTGGCGGAATTCAAGAAGCGCTAATGCGTGTTTCTTATTTAACCCCTGCCGACATTACTACTTTGGGTGCTACAGCGGCTTTACAGCGTGAAGCAATCAATTTAGCTTTGGTGGCTAAAATCAATGCTTACACAAGTTCCTATTTCGTTACAGCGGCAAGCTCAACTGGCGGTGCCGGATTAACCATTACGGATTCGGCGGGATATTACCCAGTTAACGCACAGGGCATGACTATCCGCTTAGGCGCAACTTACGTTAAAACTTGTTCTAATTCAGACGGAACAGGATTTGTAGGAACTGAAGCATCTATTACAACTGCCGCTGTTTACAGCTTTGGTGTTGGTGCTGATCTTGCAGCATGGAAGCCAGTTATTGACCAAATGTGGGGTAATCTTATTTCAGGTTATCTTGGCGGTACAGCCCCTAAAACTAGCAGTGGCGCTTATGCAACATCTGGTCAAAAATATGATAGCTTTGCTGTTGTAGCTTTGGCAGAAACTCCAATCGCTACTTCTGTACGCACACAAACCGCATATATGCCAAAAATTCAAATTGCTTATGTGGACAACGGTACAGGAAGTGATGTTACAAACTTAGCAGGATTTAAAGCTATTGAACGCGTATTCCATAAACAAATCGTATATCAATATAAGAACGACCCAAGCACGACCCAGCAATGGTTTGATGCTCCGCTTGTAATGCAAGACCCTCTTGGCGCGGCCCCAACAGGAACAGCTAATACTTTAGGATGGTTAGGTGATGGACGTTTTGGCTTATTGAATAAAACCAATATAGGTACTGCAACTGTAGTTTCTCCTGTATTAAACGCAGATGGTCTATTGTTAGATCAAGATAATTCTGCTTCAGAAGGAGCGCATTATTCAGCTAATCAGCAAGCGTTAGGCGATCAATCTTTTATTGTTGGTAAAACAGCATTTTCGGTTGTTGCTAGGGTGCAGGCCGGGGACTGGACTGATGCTCAGTTTTTAGTTGGTTTCCGCAAAAAAGCCGTATATACAGCAGATTATAATGATTATACTGATCTTGGTGCTATTGGCGGTGGTGCCGCTGATGGTGATTCTATCACGACTCAAGGTATTCTAAATAATGCTGCTACCGTTGCAACTGATAGCGGTGTTAACTTTGTTGATGCTGTGTCAATGCTTTTAAGAATTGATGTGGCTATAAACGGTACAGTTAGCGCGTATTATGCAAGTGCAAGCGGCGGATGGGTTTCGACTCCAATTTACTCAACAGGAACTACTACTTTAATATTTGATGCTGGTGATGAAATGATTCCTTTCTTCCAGTTTGTAAATATTGGTGGCGGTGATCCTGATTTAGTAATTGCGGAATTCTTCGCAATCAGCACTACTGAGGCGTTTCCATTAAACTAATCAATTCAATTTAAATTAACTTAAAAAGCGGTGAGGTGAAAAATATTCACCGCTTTTTTAATATAAAATATTATGGGAAGTGTAAAAACATTTGATAAAACAGTGACAAGATTAACCCCTCAAAAAAAGAGACTGGGAAATATCGCGCCTGCAATTAACGCAGACGAAGCCGTGAACAAGGCCCAGTTAGACACAGCTATTAATTCTACTTTGGAGGGGAACAACAACACGTTCACTGGTAATAATACTCACAGCGGAACAGAAACATTTACGAACACAACAGGCGTAATAACAGACACTATTACGCCAAACACAAGCGGAGCAGGAACGTCTTATTTGCGTCCGGCAGGAGTTAAAACAACAACCCCAATAGCCGCTTCTGCCATTAAAACAGGCGGCGTGTACGGACTATCTAAAGCTGACGGCTTGGCAGTAACATTACCAGCGGCAGCAACAGCAACGATAGGTTCTAATTTCAGATTTCACATTCTTACTTCATGTACAAGTGTTGGATATGTATTTAGCACAGGCGAAGCTGGGGATGTGTTTGTTGGTATGCTGTGGTGTAGTATAGCTAATCCTGATGCTGCTAATGACATGGAAATGAATTTAGCTTCAGGAACGGTTAACACCCTTACTTTAGGCGCAACAACAGCTTGTGGTTTGGCGGGAGGATGGGTAGAATTTACCTGTATTTCTGCTACTCAGTGGGCTGTAAGCGGAGTTGTATTAGGCTCAGGAACACTTGCAAGCAATTTATTTACAACTGCATAATGACTGAAATAACCACAAGGAACGGAAGAACCGTTATAACCACAACATCTACTCGGCTAGGCAATATCTCTAACGGTATTGCTGCCGATGAAGCCGTTAATATGTCCCAGCTTAATAGCTTAACCACTCGCGTTACAGCTATTGAGGAGGGAACGGAATCTTTAACGATAGTTGAAGTTGATAATGGTGGCGTAACAGCGCCCTCTATTACGTTTGCCTCTGATCTCAATACAGGGATTTACAGGATAGGCGCCGATAACTTGGGCATAACTGCCGGGGGAACCAAGATAGTTGATATAAACACGGCAGGAGCATCCGTAACCGGAACTTTTAGCGCATCAACTACGGTAACAGCGGGAACGTTGTTGTTAACAGGTAACGGAACCGTAGGCGCACCGTCACATTCTTTTACCTCTGATACTGATACAGGTTTATACCGTATCGGAGCGGATAACATAGGAATCGCGGCGAACGGGACTAAAATCGTGGATATTGCAACCACTGGCGTAGCCGTAACGGGACTTGTTTCTGCCACTACTACAGTAACCGCTGGGACTTTATTAATAAGTGGTGATGGAGCAGTAGGCGCACCAGCGCATACGTTTACTAATGATTTGGACTGTGGACTTTATCGCATAGGAGCTAATAATATTGGCTTTTCGGCGGGAGGAAACAAAATTCTTGACATTGGAACTTCAGGACTTGGAATAACAGGATCGCTTTCTACAACTACTTATTTCTTAACAGGGGATGGTAGTGTAGCCGCACCAGCAGTATCATATATTTCTGACACAGATACAGGACTGTATAGAATCGGCGCGAATAACGCAGGGTTCGCTTGTAATGGGTCTAAAGTTTTGGATATTGCCACCACTGGACTTGCTGTTACTGGCACATTATCAGCTACCACAACAGTTACCGCAACTACATTGTTCTTTTCAGGGGACGGTACAGTTGGCGACCCAACTTACAGTTTTGTTTCTGATACGGATAGTGGTATTTATAGGATTGGCGCTAACAATATAGGCGTTGCTTTAGCGGGAGCGAAAGTTCTTGACATAGCCGTTGGCTCATTAGGCGTAACAGGAAACGTTCAAACATCGACAGGATTTGGACATACTTATTCTGGAACAATTACAGTAAGCGGCGCAGGAACTCCTCAAACACTTAACACTTATGCTGGAACCGTTACAATGACCGGGGTAAGTGATATTGCCGCTGATGCTTCAACAACTGTTGTAATTAACAACTCGCTTGTAACAACATCTACTGTTGGCTTAGTTGCATTACAAACCACTACAGCAGCGGCGGGAAGTACGCCAAGAATTGAGAGTGTAGTTTATGATACAGGAACTATTACTATTGTAATCAGAAACAGTGATCCGGCTACCGCAACAGGAGCGGCAACATATAAATTTTCATTCATTTTATTTAAATTATAATGAGCGATATAAAAAAAATAAACAATAGGTTACAAACAGTACCGAAACCGTTAAGACTTGGTGGCGTTTTACCAGCGGAGTTAAGGGATGAAGTTGTTACTTTAGGTCAAATTAATGATATGGGCGTGAGCGCACCATATAAAAAATATGTTGCTCTTTTAACGCAAACAAGTACAAATGCTCCTAGTGCAACCGTTCTTGAAAATACTATTGGAGATATAGTTTGGACACGATCAGATGCAGGCGTTTACGTAGGGACCCTAGCTGGTGCTTTTGGTACGGACAATACATTTATTATTAAGGCTGGCTTGCCCGGAGTAGTAGTTTCTGATTTATCAGGAAACACAACCACAGCGCTTGTGTCCCACTCTGTTGGAGGGGCTGATACTGTTTATTTGTCAACATTTGAAAACGGAGAAGTGCCAGCGGATGATTGGTTATATAAGTATCCAATAGAGATTAGAGTTTACTAAAATAAAAAAATAAATTATGCAACCAGCAGAATTAAGACAAATATTACACGCCATAGAAATGGTTGGCAACGGTATTACTGTTACGGCCACTGATGATATAACTAAAATTGGCGGGAATACAGTAGTTACCGCAGGAGTAAACGGAACACTTGCAACTGGCGGAAATCAAGCCACAAACAGCAACGTTTCAACTAACGTTTATCCTGTATTAATTGCGGGTTCTGATTACGGAGGAACCCCTAAGATTCAAAATTTAAAAGTAGATAGCGCGGGAAGCATTTATATTGCGGCAGGAACTAATATTATAGGAAAAGTAAGTATAGATCAAACCACACCCGGAACAACTAATGCCATTTCAATAGCTCAAATAGGAGCTACAACTGTGACAACTGGTGTGGGGGCATCAACAGGGGGAACCCAAAGGGTTATTACTGCCACCGATTCAACAATAGGAACTGTTACTGCGTTAACTTCAGGAAATGTTGGAGGATTTACTTCAAAAGTATCTTTTTCTCCCACCACAAGCGCCACAGCATATGCGACAAACGATAATATTGGCGGGGTGATAACTTTAACGAATTTACTTAGAACATCTGGCGGAACAGCTCTTTTAGATACGGTTTCTATTTGGCTTTTAAACAATGCGGCTCCAAACTTATATATTGATTTTTGGGATGCCACTCCAACAGCAGGAACATACACTAATGATGTTGCTCAAATTATAGCAGGAGATCAAGCTAAGTGGATGGGAAATATAGAAATCACAACATCAGACTGGAAACAAACTGGTGTTATATCAAGATGTTCTGTTAATCCTCCAAAATTTTGTTTGAAAGGAAATGGTTCTGCAAATATTTTTATGACAATTCAAGATAAAACAGGAGTAACACTTGGATCAACAGCTGGTATGTTTGGATATGTAACCGCGCTTCAAGATTAAAATCGTATGCCGAATACAATAATAAATAGAAGGGTTTTAATTACTGATTTTAATAGTTTTATGTCTGCTACAGGAGGAACTATAACTTATGATGGTAATTATGCTATTCATACATTTACTACAAGTAGTAACTTTGTAGTTACTAAAGCTCCATCAGGGTCAACAGTTGAATATTTGATTATTGCTGGTGGCGGAGGAGGAGGCACTTCTATACTTGCTAATAATCCTCCCGGTGGAGGCGGAGGAGCGGGTGGACTTCTAACCGGAAATTTAGCCGTATCAGTGCAATCCTATGCCGTTACCATTGGAGGAGGTGGTGCTTCAGCCAGTTCTGGAAGCAATTCAGTTTTTGGTGGAGTAACAGCAACTGGTGGTGGCCGTGGAGGGTATTACACAGGAACGGATCAGGTAGGGTTTAATGGTGGTTCTGGAGGTGGAGCCTCACACACAACTTCTGGTTTTGGTACTGGTACGGCTGGACAAGGAAATAATGGAGGGCAATCAACTACATCGGCATTTTGGCCTTCAGGCGGAGGTGGAGGCGCAGGTGGTGTTGGACAAAATTCAACTTCTACAACCAAATCGGGTGATGGCGGTATTGGTATAGGTTCTTCTATTTCGGGTGCTTCAGTATTCTATGCGGGTGGCGGTGGGGGTGGTTCAAATAACGGTGTAACTAAAGGAACTGGTGGTAACGGTGGCGGTGGTGATGGAGGAAACGCTGCAAATGGAACTAATGGTACAGCAAATACTGGAGGAGGCGGTGGAGGTTCATCTGGACAAGGAGGAGGTGCTGGCGGAGCTGGAGGCTCAGGAGTAGTTATAATTCGTTATAGATATAAATAAAATGGCTCATTTTGCAAGACTAAAAAATAACATTGTTTATGATGTTATTGTTATTTCAAATGATGACATTATTGATAATGGTAAGGAATCAGAACAAAAAGGAATTGAGTTCTGTAAATCATTGTGGGGGGATGCGTTTGAATATTTACAAACAAGTTATAATAATAAAATAAGAAAGAATTATGCCGCTCCTAGTTATACATATAACAAAGAATTAGATGCTTTTATTCCTCCAAAACCAAAAGGTGATTTTGTTTTAAATAAAGAAACTTGTAATTGGGAGCTAATTGAAATGTAATGGCTCAATGTGGCCAGAAATTGATGTATAACACTTAAAAACCACATCCACATGGACCTTCATCAGCATAAAGAAACGATTGAACACACATCTATCCAAGTCCCTCATCCGTGGGGATTTATTCTGTTTTGGGTGGGATCAATAGTAGGATTTATTTCATTGAACATGGAACAAGCTCTTACCGAATGGAATCTTATATTTTCATTGCTATTGAAGTTGTTTTCCATTGTATCTATATGCTTATCGGTAGTGATATACTGGGATAAGATCACGGCGAATTTCAAACAAATGACCTTAGATTTTAAAGATAAATTTCAGCGCCGCAAAAAGTGAGAGAGGGTTATTTATCAGACAGAAGAATTAATTATTTAAAAGAATTAAAAAATGATAATCGACATCTCATCAAATCAGGGAAGAATAAACTGGAAACTGGTTCCGACAAACGAACCAAAGGTGGACGGAATATATATAAAGGCAAGTGAGGGAGTTGGATATACCGACCCCCAGTTGCGCATCAACGCATTAGAAGCTTCTCAAGCGGGCATTCCTATTGGATATTATCACTTTTGTTCTCTTAACAATTCTATTGATGTGGTGGGGGATGCTAAACAGGAGGCGCAATATTTTTTTACCGCCACTCATGGACTGCCAGTTCCGCACTTGCCTTACGTATTAGATGTAGAAACAAACAAGTCTCATTTAATTAAAGACCAAACGTTGCTTTGGATAAGAACTTTTTTTAACGAGCTTGAAAAGAAAGATATTAAGGATTATGTGCTTTATAGCTATACTCCTTTTCTAAATGAGAACTTGCCAACTAATCACGGATTAGGAAATGTAAGGCTTTGGCTAGCCAGTTATACGCCAACTTATAAATTACCGTATGGATGGAATAGCGTATGGCTATGGCAATATTCAAATCAAGGGCAAATCGCCGGGATAAAAACAAGGGTTGATCTTAATAAAAAACCAAGTTTATGAGTAATATTGTAAACGATACATTAAAACGCAAAATGCCAGACGGATCTTATAAATGGAGCCGGACAAGCCTTACAATGGCTACTGCATGGCTGGCTGTTTTATGGTCATATCATTATTGTTTGATTAAGTATGGGTTCAACGAATACGCGTTCGGGTCTTTGGTTGCGGTAGCTTTAGGAGTAAAGGTAACTGACGCATGGAGTAAAAAACTTAATTCCGAATCAAATGAAAAAGCCTAGCCAAAGAGACATAGGCGTAGCCTTTATTATAGCTTTTTTAACCGCTATATTAACGTGGGCGATATGTGCCATGTATTACCACAACAGACCTATAACTATTGAAAACCCCGCCAATGAAGGGCTAAAAAAGCGCGGAGATAGCCTAGAAGCCGTAATAATATTCAGGGATTCATTAAGTAAGATAGAAGACAAGAAACAAGCGATAAGTGATTCTATTCTGATTAACAACAATAAGACTTTAAGGAAAGACTATGATAAATATAAAGAGCTTGACGTTGATGCTCGTATTCGTTACTTCGATAGTATTTTGTCAAGTAACAAAGTGCGGAGATAAGGTCTGCATCACTATCCCTGAAATGGATACCCTTATTTACCACGATTTGGGCTATAAGGCTTGTCAGAAAGATGTTATTGAGTATAAAGCTCAAATAGCCAGCAAAAACACCCAAATATCGCTTTTAAAGCAAAATGAATACGATCTAAAAGAGGCAGTAAGGGTTCAAAAGATGTTAGCGGATAATTATAAGTCATCAGCCGTTCAGTTTCAGGACAAGTACAGTAAAGCACAGGACAAGGCAAATAGCCGGGGAAAAATAATTATTGGCTCATTATCAGTGAATTTGGTATTTATTGCAGGACTTATTGTGTTATTAAGATAAAAGTGTTATATTTACGCATAATGTTAATTATCGGAAGTTTACGAATGATAATTTCGCGTTATGTTAAATATGCTTTGGAAGCGGGAAGGGTAAAAATTTCATCGAATAGAGTGGCTACGATTTCACAGAAATCGCCTTTAATTGCGAAACCTTTTAGATTAATTAGAGCAATTCCTACTGCGAGTTCTATTGTAGTAAATCAAATAGAAAAAATTAGGAAAGCGAAAATCAATTATGAGTTCCTTTCATCATTTCATAAATCCACAAACCAACAGTTCCAACACCGGATAACAATGCGAAAAATAAAGTTGATAACGCCATCCATTTTTCAATACAAGCGCTAGTTTGTTCGTTTATCAATTTTTGAGAATATCCGTTTTGTTGTAAAAGTAGATAAAATAGCAACATGTTAACTAAA